AATCTTTTAATTTTATTTTTTTTACACATATCATCAGTTAATTGTTTCATTGTTTTGGCTGCTAAAAATCTCATTTCAAAAATGTTTTGTGATGCCATAACCCAGCCTTCAGCAACTCCATCCCACAATATAACTATGCCAATAGCAAATACTGGATCACCATCTACAAACATAGTGTAAGCATTGCCTTTTGTTGAATAGTTACAAATTCTGTTATCTTCAAAACTAGCGTCTATTTCCATTAGCTTAGAGTTCATGCCAAATGAAATAATTTTATCTGCGTGTTCTGGTTTAAAATCTTTTATCTCACTAGCCATCGTTAGTAACAATAGTTGGATATAATGCTAATACCGTTAATGGTAATGCTTGATCTTGCTTCACAAATATAAATCCATCAGTATTGTAATCGTCTGAAAATTCTACTTCTTTATCTCCAGCTATAAATGTTGATACTGGTAAATCCATCGNACTTGATGTTGTTCTAAATGGAACGGTCTCAAGGTTATCCAATGAAGGACCAACTTTAGCACCAACAGTTTCAAATAATCTTAAAACTATCTTTGAAATTCTTTTTATTTTTCCTTGAGCAGTTCCTTCAGTTTGACCAGCTCCACCTTCTATTCTCATAGTCTGCAATACAGAGTTATAAGGTAATCCAGCAACTACTTTTCTTGCTGATCTATCTAAAGAAATTGCACCTGAGCTGACAACTTTTTGAGCGTGCGTAGCTCCATCTGCCAATATCGATACTGTTTCTCCTTCTAAATGAGATAACCCAGATAATGAAGTAACAGCAACTCCAGAATAAGATAAATGACTATCTACAAATTTAAAATCTTCTGGTGCAGTTTCGTCAAAATCAAATTCTGAAAAACATTCAACATATCTTTTTACAGCACCATTAACCCATCTTTGAGTAATTATCCAAAGCTCATCTTCGTTTAGTTCTCCAGATATTGTTGCAACACTTTCTACTTTTGCATCTTGTAAAATATTATCTGTTTGCTCGGATGTATGAGCTGAAGTTAAAGAAACAACTTTTGTTAGTTTGCTATCTGTATAAAGTTTGAATTGATCATCATCAACTCTTGAAACATAGTATTCAACGTTCTCACTTAAACCACCGATAGCAGTTCCAACGTTATCATAAAAGATTATATCTCCAGTTTCAAATCCATGAGTGTCTGAGTAAATTACATTTGATGCAATATTAACACCTTGATAAATAAATTGTGTAGTATCTGAGCTTGGTCCAGTTAAACTAATTGCAGTTCCAGCAGCTGAGTTAGCAGCAGTTGTAGCAAGTTTAATTGTATTAGCATCAGTTCTAATTACAAAATAAAGTGTGCCGCTTGATATTCCAGTTATCGGATTAGAAGCAGCATAATAATAAATTGGATCGTTTGTTGCTAGTCCATGTGATGTCAATGTAATTGTATTATTAGTTCCATGAACAATCGTTTGATTAGCAGTAAAAGAAATTTGTTGTTGAATAATATTTTTAGTCGTATCAGATTTGCCACCTACAATGTGTCTGTGCCAGGCAACAACATTATCAGTTCTTTGATAAGTTAAACCTGATAAAACTCCATCGTCTCTAACACACCATAAAATACTATCTGGTGCTTGTTGATAAGCCATTTCGTTAATACCAGTATCTGTAACGGTTTCATTTAATATACAAAGGTCAGGTGCAACATATCCATCTGTATCGTAATTGTAGGCTAGTTCTCTAATTTTTCTTTTTGCTCTTTGTAAAAATAGTATTGCATTACCAGCTGGTTGAGCATCAACATTAGCAGCACCAAAAGAACTTTGTCTCCTAATCTGAATATTTGTTGGTGTAACCGCAGCATCTGTACCATCAGCACTTACAGAAAACTCTCCGCCAGTAGTACCTATCAATAAAGTTCTTACAGCTTTTAAATATCTAATTTTATTAACCTGGTTACTAGCAATCGTATAAACCATAGCGTCATCAGCATTTGTGCCAGTTGTCATATTTTCATAATCACCTGACTTAGAAAAATATAAAGTTTGTGGCTCATCGTTTGTTCCAGCAAAAACTAATCGTTGTTCAAAGAATGATACACATGAAGGATGTCCAGTCGTATCTGAAAAAGCTCCAAGCTTAAAAGTTGCTGTAGCATCGGTGTTAGCAAATGCTTTTGTAATAGTAACAACAACAACAGTCGTATTTGTTCTGCCAGTAATTTTAGCTAGACCAGAATTAAAAGATATTACTCTTCCAACATCTGTTGTTAAAAATCCAGCACCACCATTTATTCCAGTTACCGCAGAGGCAGTTATATTTACACCAGTTCCAGTAGCAGATGAAGCTGGAGTTAAAGTAGTTGTTGTAGAATTTTCAGATAAATAAGGTCCATCAGTAAAATCAACTTCAGCCAATGTCCAGGATGTATGTCCAGTTCTTGATAACTTCATCACTTCGTGATTAGGATGAGTTATATACATTACATCGGCACTTTGAGCGAACTTCAATTCGAATAGTTCAGCTGTTAAATAAGGAGAAGATATTTCGTAAGCTGATCCACTATCTAATATCTGTCCTTTGTCTTTAAAAAATCTAATATAAGTATTTCCAAATTCTAATACGTAAGTTTGTTCAGTTGAAAATTCAAAAGGTATTAATCTTGTTTTAGCAGAACTTGATTTAACTTCTGCAATAAATTGAGTACCAACTCTTCTTGCAGCTGCACCTTGTGGATGCACTAACATATTTTGTAAAGTTTTACAGCCTGAGCTATATTTATCAAAATCTATTCTACCATCCATCTTGGCAGAAAATTCTCCTGATACAAAACTATTTAATGCTGCTGTAGTTCTTGGCATTATAATCTCGCATCAGTAAATTCGTTTGCCTCGATTGTTCCTAAACTATTTTCAGTAGCATCAATGAACCTTGCTTCTCTTAATCTTTCATCAGCTCTAGCCATATAATTATTTGCTAGTGTTGCATTGTTAGTTATTGCGTAAGCTAAATCTGCTGCTAGTTGATGTGAAATACTTTCTCTTAAATAAGTATCGTAATTATTAGGATCAGTATCTAATGAAATATAAATTAAAAAGACTGTATCTATATCTGTTACAATATTTCTACCTTCTAATTTATAATCTAAATTCGTTGCGATACTATCTGTTGAACCATTGTTAATTTTTAATACTCTTAAACAATCACTCGGTAATGCGTAAGCATGGTCATATTCAACAACTGGAGCTGTAGAGTTTTGAGCAAGTTGAACTCTTTTATGTAAACAGTTCCAAGCATGAGATCTAAATACTCTATTTCTTACTGGTTCATATCTTTGGTTACATAAACGAGCGTTTTTAGTATCGTCTGTTAATGCTGATATTGTTGATGCACCCAGCAAATTTAACGCTGAATTACACATGTTTACTACTGATGCCATTATGTATCTTCTCCTACTTGTTTACATTCAAATTTTATTACTAATTTTTCTCTGTTAATTCTGTCTTTTTCAAAATCTTCTAATTCAGACAAATTCTTAAATGTATTGTGTGAAACTCGATAACCATCAAGAACACAATCAAAGTGATTATCAAACTGTAAGCCAGCTATTTGATTTGATGGACATTCGCCAGTAGACATACTGCACATATATAAAATTAAGATATACTTCACTTTAACATTTCCATCTTCTTCTTGCTTGTCTGATCCTTGAGTTTGGATTGTTTCTAGTTTTTGCTGAACTTCTTTTCAGTTGACCAGCTGATCTAGCACAATATGATTTTCTTCTTTTAGCAGCAGCTGATCCTCTTTTAACTTTACCAGTTACTGCGGTTTTTAATTTTGATCCTGGATTAGCTCTTCTATAAGCTTTAACTCCACGTCTAGTCATTCCAGCTCCAGACTTTGTAGGTCTGTAGTTTCTTTTATTTCTGGAAATTGATCTAGCCATTATGATTGCACTCTAGGCGGCTTCCACTCTCGCTTTCACCGCCTAAAATATTATTGACTACTCAACTGTATACATAACCCAACAATGAATAGAGCCACTTATAGTTGCTCCACCAGTTGTGATTACAATATCAGTTTCCGCAGTTGTTCTGTAACCCAGACCGCCCATTGCAGTATTAGCAGCTGTTGAGCCAGCTAACATTGATTGAGCTTGACCAGCAGCATTCCAAGTACCTACTGCAGCTAAATATCTGTCATCGTCTCCGCTGTCTCCAACTTTTAAAGTTGAAGATCCGCCTAAAGCATCACACTTTAGAACAACATCCATTATAGTCGCATTAGTTGGAACTCTACCAATCGTAATGTCTGATCCAGATGCAAGAGAAGAAGCTTCATAGTTATCGTATGAAACTCTCATCTTACCACCTAGAACTTCGCTATCCACTTTTTCAATCGGAGTAGCAGTTATTTTTGTGTAATTTACACCTTTAACGCTTGCCATGATATATTATCTCCTTATTGATTAAGCTTCGTGACATGGAATTTGAAAAATAGCTTTCTCTTCCATACGAACTGCACCTAAACTCATGCAATAGTAAACTTGCGTTGAGTAAGATTTATCAGCTCTTTCAGATATGTTTGCTTTAACATCTTTACCGATAGCTAATTTAATAGCATCTTCAGTATAAGCAAAAACTAATCTGTCGTCTGTGTTAGTTGCATCGAACGGTAATCTATTCGACATAATGAACTCAAATCCTAAGTAAGAATTGATTTCACCTTGTGCAAGAGCCTTAACAGTATTGAAATCAGAAGATGTAACTTCAGTTACAGCTAATAGATCAGCAATTTGTTGAGGACCACAAGCAAGGTATCTTTTTCTTGAAGGATCGATGTCATTGTTATCTAGGTTTTTCTTCGCAGCTAAAATCTTAGCAACAGTTAAAC